TCAGTTCGGATAGTGGTTCCAATAGTATTTTTGCTCATGTTTATCCGCCTTTCTCATTGAAATGATATGGTCATCGTTCCCGCGTGGTGTGTGGGCTACCATCACAACTACCACGTCACCCAGCAGGCCAAGCGTCTGATAACGCAATTCACCATACTCATAGCGGGTATCTTCACGGGTAATCGTGAAGCCTTCAAAGACTAGGGGCGCATCGTTGAAATCAATTCCATGCTTTTCCAGATTACTTAAGCGCTTATTCTCATCGTAACTGATCATCCCCCCTCCTTTGATAATCTAATTGTAGTTACATTTAGAGCAAGGTCAATCTTTTTTGTAGTTACAATATGAAGCGTACTATAGCGCCAGTGCTGTCTGACTGACCAGCAAACCGCATCACATTGCCGCTGTTGTCCCCCGGCGGCATGTTTTCCCCATGAAAACACAAGCCACCCTTACCGAAATTCAGCACCTCTTTCGCCACTGCTTTTTTTCTGCCGCCACTTAGATAAAAAAAAACCCAGCAATTAAGCCAGGCTTTTGAAAAATAACAACTTTCGGATGTTGCGAAAGCGCTATCTTAGTTAAGACGCTCTTATGCAACCACACTGATTTATATAGTTATTTTATAAAATACAGTTAGTTACGTGTATCTTTGGTGCAGCACGGTGCGACCTAATACAAGCTGCGTGGACTATTTGTGGACACCATGACTAGCTAGTGGGTTCAAGCTGACCGCCTCTTCTAAATGATCCGGCGCAAAGTGCGCATACCTCATCGTTTCACGGATATTTGCATGGCCTAAGATGCGCTGTAGTACCAAAATATTTCCCCCGTTCATCATGAAGTGCGAAGCGAAGGTGTGCCTCAATACGTGGGTCTTCTGTCCCTCTGGTAATTTGATGCTGGTCATAGCCAGCACCTTCTTAAAAGTTTGGTAGCAGGGTTTGAACATACGTCCCTGCCGTGTGGCTAATTCATCGTACAACCATTGCGAGATCGGCACCGTTCGATTCTTTTTGCCCTTAGTCTTGAAAAAAGTCACTTTGCACGGTGACAGTTGGGAACGAGTAAGATTTTCCGCTTCACTCCAGCGTGCGCCAGTGGACAAGCATACTTTCACGATCCACGTTAACCCCTCATTGCCATATGATTCACACGCCCCCAATAATTCACGAATCTGGGGGTGAGTTAACCAAGCCATTTCCTTATCTTCTTCTTTGAATATGCGAACGCTATCTAATGGGTTCGGCAGCGTCCATTCTCCTAACCTTTTCAGCTCACTAAAAACAGCAGTCAGGTATTGTAGTTCTCTGTTGACCGTGATCGGTTTCACAGCCCAGCGCTCTGGATTGTCATGGTATCCGTTACTGATTTCACCCCGTAACCGTTTATCACGGTAATGCGCAAAATCTTTAGCGGTAAAACGAGAAGCGACGGGATCGCCCAGACCATCACAGACAATTTTTAGCTTTCCCATACGGGAACTGATAGCGGTAAGAGATTGGCCGTGCAAGTGATACCAGAGGTCGATAACTTCACTAAGACGGCGGCGATCTTCTTTCTCCCCTAACCACGGCTTTTCACTGGCTTCATTCAACGTGTATTGCTCAAACGCAACCGCTTCGCCTTTTGTAGGGAATGTTTTACGAACGCGCTTACTATCGCGCCCGTTAATACGAAAATCAGCGCGCCATTCTCCTGATGGGAGCTTGGTTACTGTCATGAATTTAACGCCCACTCTTCTTATATCGATTTACATATTCGTAAGATTTCAAGAGTTCTCCAGTTTCACGAATAATCACACCATCAATAACTCTATCTACTCTAAATGTTCTCAATGCTTTTGCTGTATGACAATAGCCCGTGATATATATCAAGTCGCATTCTTTTACATCGATAGTTCTATAGCTCTGCTTGCCTACAGCGTCTTCATATTCAAAAGCAATTTCTTTTAAATTAACCTTTGATGAAAAAACCCTGAGTTTATCTGATGTTGTAGATACTTCTCCCGATTCACTTTGCTTTTTATTAGCTGCTTTTTCTTTGTAGCTATAACCAGCAATCAATAAGCAAACGTTTAAAAAACAGAAAAAGTAAAGAATTGGGTAATCATCGAAAATCAAAGAAATTAAGGAAATGATAAAAAAAGAAAATGAATAACAAAGAGAAGATATCTTAACGATCTTCTCTGAGTAACGACCACTGTAGCTATATCTAACAATATAAAATGAAAGGATAGCGCCAATAATACTAATTATTACGTCCACTGTTTAAAAGCCTCCAAATTAAATATGTTTTTCCAACGTTAAGAAAACTAAGCCAACAGGCTTAACATCACTGACATCACAATCAAACTGCGCCGAGCTACTACTTACCTTGATCTTGTTACCCGGTAATCGAGCGATATCGCAAACATCAATAGCCCCATCTAAATCAACGAACCAACGCCCATTACTGATGGTTTTTGCGTCTCTATCGATTACCCAAGAATTTTTAGTGCCGTCTACAAACGCGGGAGAGGACACAGAAGCAGGGATAAGTGCTTTATCACACGCCCATGATCCAACGGATTTTAATTCGCCGGATAAGAGCTGATATTTCGGGATATCCGTTACATTTTCATTAGCGGATAGCGATAACGCCGCTTCACCTTTTATATCCCCCTGCCCTGTTACCAACCACCGGAGAGAAACCCCAGTTTCCAGAGCACAAGTCACGACAATATCACCAGGAAAAAAATTACGACGAACCCATGAACTAATCGTGCCAGACGATAGGTTGAATCGGTCGCCTAACTCTTTTTGCATTTCAAAGCCGTAGGCATCCAACATGCGGCGCAGAATCGGCTTACCTCCTGCCGAGAGCACCATATCGTAAAGACTTTTACCCACTTTTCCTTTCAAGCGGTCATCAACAACCGATGAACTTAAATTTTTAAGCTCACCTGTTAGTAACCAAATAAGATCGGCGCCAGTATCAACAGCACAAGAAAGAATTGCGCTGCTCGGAACGCTCCCCCTCTGCATCCAGTTGCTTACATTTCCGGGATGAATTTTCATAACCTCGGCCAATGCCTTTTGAGAAGAGACGTTATAGGAGGCATACAGCCTTTCTAAAACCTCTTCAGCATTCTGAGTTTCACTAATCATTTTACGCCCAATAAAAGTCTAAGGACTTTACAAAAGCCAAAAGGTGTTTTAGATTGTCTCCCGTAGAGACAAAACGCACGCCAATGCACTAAAACAACAGCCAACTAGAGATATTGATTTATGACACCACAAATTGCAATCCCTTCCGGCAAGGACGTCATGACCTATGACGAGTTTGCCGCCGCCTACGGGTACAGCCTGCGAACCGTTAAACAGATGGTTGCCGATGGCGATCTCCTTATCATGCCTCGTAAAAAAGAAGGAAGTGCCGCCCGTATTAACATGGTTGCTTTCCGTGCCCGACTGCTACAGCAAGGTATCAACTGCCGTTACGTTGCTGCGTAAGCTGAACTTAATTATTTAAGTTAACAGGGGTGATGACTATGTTTGATTACCAAATGGCTAAACAACCGCACTTCAACAACGCTTGCCGGGCATTTTCCAACAAGCAGAATCTGGCTGATGTGGCCGAACGTATCGGCATGAATGCGCAAATGTTGCGTAACAAACTGAACCCAGAACAGCCGCACAAGCTGACGTGTGACGAGTTGATGACCATCACCGATGTAACCGAAGACGCCACGCTGATCGATGGGCTTTTGGCGCAGCTTAATTGCTTGCCAGCCGTGCCAGTGAATGAGGCAAAGGCGGAACGGCTAACCACGTATGTATTGCAGGCCACCGCCGCAGTGGGCGCGGTAGCTGCTGAAAGCGTATCAGATGAGCGTATGACGCCAGCGCGTCGTCATAACGTGATCGAGAGTATCAACGCGGGTGTGCGTTATTTGTCGTTGGTCGGCTTAACGCTGCAATCGCGTATTCAAGCTAACCCCGCGTTAGCGTCAACAGTAGATGCACTGAGCGGTATTAGTGCGTCGTTGAATATTGGGTGAAAACAAGGAGTCTATGAAGAATTTTATTGTATTAGTGGACAATGAAAAAAAAGTAATCATTGATGCTAGCGAGGTTAAATGTGTTCGCGCATTCAATCATATTGATGAAGAAACCACGATTTTATTAAATGGAAATAATTCTGTGAGAATTAATTTATGTATTGATGTGGTTCTAGAAAAACTAGGGATCGATATTGTGTGAATAAGGGGCATAAGCCCCTTATCCTAATCCTTGTCAGAAGCTTGAAGTTTTTCATCAAGCTTAGATTCGAGCCACTTATAGTGTGTATCGAAGTCATACTTAATATCGCCAATAGAAATGCTGTCTCCACGAATCATTTTTATAACTTCCAGAGTTTTACTGAAAAGAAATAATGTTTTTTCATCTGTATTCATAACCAATTTCCTTGTTGTTGGTTGTTTTGGCGAACTAATCCTACCACAGAACCATGCGCCGGGCATGGCTAAAACCCGGCACCTATTCGCAACCGTCTACCCGTGGGCGGTTACCAATAGGAAGGGGGAAAACATGCAAGCACCAGTTTCAATCGCGCCGTTCCTCTGGTGGCACCAGACGGAGACAAAGCCCGATTTTACGATCACTAAAGGCAAAGGCCGTCAGGGGATCATCATTCGTACCCGCCCGATGAGTGTTACCCAGCGGGTTATCCGTTCTATCAAATCAGTTATACGGGGGAACGCATGACCGCGTTTACAGTCAGCAGTATGCAGAACTTACCCGCCGGGCTGCGCAACGTGATCGGCAAACACTTTGCTGATAGTCGCTGGCGTGATACTTGCGCTTATTACAACGGCCTGAATGAGCGTAACCGCTTGACCGTCTGCTTTCATGCGCAGATGAAAAAGCGCCAGACCGTTTACCGTCTGGAAGAAATGTCAGCCGCAGAGCGTGAGCGGATTGTCTGCGCCATTGATGAACTGCGCCGGGCTTTCTCAAAAGCGCGTAATCGGGGCGTGAATACGTCAACATTCCTTAGCTGGTTAAATGTAAGTGAAAGAAAAACCCTATTTATGCACGCGGGGTTAACTGAAAAAGAATTTAATCAGCCTTACTGGCGGATTGATGATATTTCATGTCCGTGGCGGAATAAAATATCACATGCTTTAAATGAGCTATTCAGCTTATTTGACGATACCCCTGACATTCTGACGGCAATTAAACCCGAAGAATATCTGAATTAAATAACCACCTGAAATTAATTAGGCGCTTAACCGCGTCGGGACTCCCTTTATCTGAGGATTATATTTATATGAATGAGGGCGCAATTCAAAAAATGCGTAGCGGGGAACGGAGTGTGATTGTTCAAACCATGCTTTTACGCGCCAGAGCGGAAGCGAAAGCCGATGCGTATACATTATTTTCTTCTCGTCTGGATAGACTGGCGACTCATGCCGCTATTAATGAATTAAGCAACGTGGAAATCATCGAATTATTACGGCAGGAATCCGAAGTCTTTAATCATTCCGGTACAAATATTAAGGCGGTGCTGTAATGGAAAATCCCGCTTATAACCGCGTTGATATCAACGGTAATTATGCAATAGCGAAAGTTGGCTATGACTTTGCGCTGGGCGAAATTAAATGCGGAAAAGAAGACGGCGACCAGCCGTATTTATCCACGCTGGCTGTTTATCAGAATCCAGTCAGCCTTATTAACGATTTTGTGCATCGTGCGATCGGCACCGAAATCTGGCGCGGGAACGTCACCGACGCAAAGAAACTGCTGACCGAAAGTAAACGCTTTGCGGCGCTGTGCCAGTCAGCTTTTGACCAGCTTAATAACGATAAGGAACAAGAGTAATGCCGGATTTAATGGACATGGTGCAGCAGCGCCAACAGGACATGTTAGAGCACCAGATCGCCAACGCCCGGAACATCCAACGCGGCGTTTCTGCGTTTGTGTGCGAAGACTGCGATCACCCCATTCCCGAAGCGCGTCGCGCTGCCATCGTCGGCGTGACCCGTTGCGCGTCTTGTCAGGGTATTCAGGAAATGAAAAGTAAGCATTATCGGGGTGGGTTGTGAATACCGTTATCGATACCCGTTGTTTTTCTGCCGATGCAATCAACATTAACTCAGTATCTGGCGGTAAAGATTCGCTGGCGCAATGGCTGTTGGCTATTGAGGCTGGCGTAACAACCATCCGTGTATTTGCTGATACAGGGCATGAACACCCGCAGACAATGGAATATCTGGATTATCTGGAATCCAAGCTGGGGGAAATACGCAGGGTTAAGGCGTCGTTTGATGACCGTATAGCAGGAAAGCGCAAGTTTATTGCTGAGCGCTGGCCTGTCACGCTGGTAACTGAATGCGGTATGACTGATGCACAGGCCACCGCAACGGTTGCCCGTGCGCTTGATGTTCTTCATCCAACAGGTATTCCTTTTCTGGATTTGTGTATGTGGAAAGGCCGCTTTCCGTCCACAAAAGCGCGATTTTGTACTTTTGATCTGAAGCACGCGCCTATTCGTGATCAAATCGTCATGCCGCTACTGGCTGAATATGACGAGGTTATCAGTTGGCAAGGTGTCCGAGCGGAAGAATCCCCCGCACGCGCATTACTGCCTGAATGGGAAACGGACGCCGACAACACACCGGGGTTACATGTCTACCGCCCGATACTGACATGGACTCATGCCGATGTGTTTGCATTAGCACGTCGCCACGGAATCAAACCCAATCCACTCTATCAGCAGGGATGCAGCCGAGTAGGCTGTATGCCGTGCATCCATGCACGAAAATCTGAGTTAGCGGAAATATTCAGTCGTTGGCCCGAAGAAGTGGCGCGTGTGGCTGAGTGGGAACGGCTGGTTGCCGCCTGTTCGCGTCGTGGTAACAGTACGTTTTTTCCTTCAACTCAAGATCCACATAAAGCCGAGCGCCGTATTGAGTTCATTAGCGTTGAATCCCACGGTATTGAAACCTATAGAGACTGGGCGTTGACCTCACGCGGCGGAAACCAGTTCGATCTATTTGCAGGCATGAATGACAAGGCCGTGTGCAGCAGCGTTTACGCTGGAATTTGTGAATGACCATTACCCGCCGGGGGCGAACTGCTCCCACACCTCCTCCACCTTTTCCCGGTAGCACCCGCGAGGCGTTCGTGGGTGCGTATCCGTGGAACGCACAGCGCCCGGCCATCGTACCGGAAGAGAGACAGCTTACCCGTGAGGAATGGACTCAGGGGCAAGCCGTTTTAGCGAAAATTAACCAGCAACCGCACTTCCTGCGTGAAATCTGCCTGAATCGTTACGCTTACCTGAAAAAAAACAAAGGGATGCTGAGCGCTAATCGTTTTCTGATTAACAGCTTTATGCAGCGCATGTGGCCGCGTATCGAGGCAATCAATACCCGCCATGCCATAAACCGCCATGCCTCCGAGCGTTTCCTGTCTGAATCTGACGCCTATCAAACGCTCCCCGGTATGAATGACAAAACGCTGGAGCGTCTGGCCGCGCGTATTTCCGACCAGATATTTTCTGCGTATGAGGAAATGAGCGATGCCATGAAAGCGCAGTTTGGCGGTCAGCCTGACGCGCTCTTTACCGACGAGGCACAAGCAGAGCTTTTCGGCCATGTCGCCAGCATGGCGCGTGCGTTCAATATCACTCCGCTTTTCTGGAAGAACTACCGCAAAGGCACGCTGGATATACGCAAGGCGATAGCCAGCGTTTCCCGCCTGATTAATGAGGAATGGTGGACTCGCCAGCTTAAAGCCCAGCGTACCCGCTGGCGTGAGGCGCTGAATATTGCCGTCGGTCAGGTCAGTAAAAAGGCGTCCCCCTATGCCAGCAAGATGGCGATCCGCGATGTACAGGCGCGTCGCCTCGCCAACATGGATTATCTGAAAAACTGTGAGCTGGAGAACGTCGCAACAGGTGAACGTATCGACCTGATCGACAAAGTGATGGCAAGTATTTCTAACCCGGAAATCCGGCGTATGGAGCTGATGAGCACTATCGCCGGGATTGAGCGTTACGCCAGCGAACAGCGAGATGTCGGGATGTTTATCACTATCACCACGCCGTCGAAGTATCACCCGACCCGCGTGATCGGTAAGGGCGAAAACGAGAAAGTCCAGTTTAACCGGAACTGGGACAATGAAGCGTTTACGCCAAAAGACGGTCAGCGCTATCTGGTCAGGATATGGGGCAAGATGCGTACCGCATTTAAAGACGCAGACCTGAAAGTTTACGGGATGCGTGTTGTTGAGCCACACCACGACGGGACACCACATTGGCACATGATGCTGTTTTGCAAGCGTGCACATCGCCAGTCAGTCATCGACATTATGCGCCGCTATGCCCTGAAAGAAGACGGCGACGAACGCGGCGCGGCTAAGTACCGCTTTGAATGTAAACACCTCAATAAGGGCGGTGCTGCTGGCTACATTGCTAAATACATCGCCAAAAACATTGATGGCTATGCGCTGGACGGCCAACTGGACGACGAAACCGGAAAGCCGCTGCGTGATATGGCCGCAGCCGTGACCGCGTGGGCGTCAACGTGGCGTATCCCTCAATTTAAACCTATCGGTATTCCCACAATGGGCGCTTACCGCGAGTGCCGAAGCGGCACGTTACGCAGCGTCAATCTTACTGACCAGTTCGACAAACAGGTCGAGGCGGTTCGCTGCGCTGCTGACGCTGGCGACTTTGCCGCGTACATGGCCGCACAGGGCGGCGCGAATGTTTCCCGCGAACTGCAAACGGTGCGTGTTGCGCGCCGGGTATCTGACCAGCTCAACGAGTATGACGAAGAGGTGCAAAAGGTGGTCGGGATTTTTGCCCCGCATTTGGGCGCGGGTCATGTATTTGAAACCCGGACAACTGAGTGGCGCATCGTTTCTAAAGCCGTTGACCTTGAGCCTTTGACTTTAAAAAGCGCCCTCGGCGCGCCTCGGAGTCCTGTCAATAACTGTGGGTTGGGTTCTCAACGGTCGGGCGCTAATGTCAAAAAGCAGGCCGAAAACAGCGGCGTAGCGCCGACATCAGAAACCGATAACCCACCGATTGACTGGAATGACGACGCGGCTGTGAGGGCGCTAGGAATGCGTCTACGTGAGCAATCCGTCAGGAAAAACCATAAGCAACGCGACTTTAACCCCAATACCCTCCGCGATCCGTCACCGTCAGCCAGATTGACGGGTGAAGAACGGGAGCGGATACCCCGTATTCAGCGTGATTTGATGCAGCGCGGTATCAGCGTTCAGCGCTGGGAGCTGGAAGCGCTGGCGCGTGGGGCAAAGATGAAGTTTGACGGCGAACTTATTTCATACCCGGTGGCTGATGAGTGGCCAGGGTTTAGTAATCAGATGGAGATAACTAATGATTAGCAACGAACAACATAACAAGAAATTAGGGATAACATGGGAACTCACACCTATTTATCAGTACAGCGTAATTGTCAGTGATGATGAAACGGGTGAAGTCCGTATGTACTGGAATGATTGCGATAAAACATACTATGAAACGTGTATAGCGGATGAAAAGCACTGCCGAGTTTTGTATGCCGAGACCGCCGTCAATCTTAGGACTTAGGAGGTGAACATGCCTAAATTACCCGTTACTGAGTGCTGCCTGTCTGGTTCGTCTGAGTGTTGGAACACACAAGGCTGGCATGATTTAAAGTTAATTCTGTGACATGTCACGGCGTGAAATGTTTAAGTGACATGTCACGCCGTTTTTCATGGTGTGGAACACATAACCAATCAGTCACCCGTAGCACACGAAGTGATTGACGAAAATTTCAATATGTAAAACACTGTATGCGCATACAGTATAAAATAAGGAAATGGCACCCCTTGGAAAACACGGAACACATACAAGCCGTTTTGTCGCGGGTTCAGTTAATCGCTGACATATCGTTAGTGGCTCAGTGCGATGTAGACGAATTAAAAACCGCGATGTCACTGATTGCGGATTTGGCGAACGGCACGATAGAAACCAGAGAATATCGGCAGATTACTGATAAGTCGGAACTGGTCGAATACCTGAGAAAACGATTAGAGGATGCCGTCTTTTAGCCATGCATGCATAACCCGCATGATTTTGCATGATGATCTACTGCCAATTTATCCCCGTTAACGCCATAGCTGACGCGGATCGCGCTGGATCGTGCGTGTGCATGAAAAGCGACACACAAAGCGGGCAGGCGTGGCGGGGATAGCATTGCGCGCGAGGGGGGGTAGAGGCGTGATTCATGCCGCGCCACTGCGCACCGCTACGAGGCGTTCTGCTTTGGTTTTATACGTTGGGTCGGTTTTTCACTGGTGCGTGTAGAACGCGATTGGTGAGGTCTGGCAGGGATGTAAAAAGCCGCTGGTTAGGCGGCTATGCTAAGGTTAGCAGTTAGTTAAAAAACTCTGGCTTTCTGTATGATGAAATTGACTATTCCCTGCACACCCTTTACATGGCTGGCCTGAGTTCTTAACTACTCGTATCGCTTTATCATCCCATAACTCTGACATGTCACTATCCTTGATATTCGTTACCACTAGTGCAGGAAAACCATTATCTTTTAGCCAGCGTTCAACGTCTCGCCTTCCCTTTAGTGTTTCGGCACGAGCAGTAAAGATACGAACTTCCTTTTTTTCTTTGCACCATGTGGTTACTCGTTTTGCCATTTGGGGAACAGGCTTACCAATTGCGGAACCCTGCCCTGATTTGTATTGCGCGAGTGTGCCGTCTAAGTCAACGCCAATCCATCCCATCGTTTTCCCCTTTAGTTAATTTGCATCAGCAATCAGCGTGTACGGCTTAAACGCGATCACCTCCATCCCCACTGCATCATTAACCTCTTTCATCCGTTCCTGTAGTGGCGTCAGCTCGTTCCTGACAAACACCTGACTCGCATTCACTACATCCCCAAAACCGCCCGCGTTATTCGGGATAATCCCCATCATCTGCGGCGGCACCCGGTGGGCGCTGAGCAGATCGTCACGGCTGGCGTTTTTTATGTTAAAGAAGTCGTCTTTTGTCGCCACCTCGCTGAGCGGCACAATCTTGATACCGTCCGGTTTGCCGTTGGGCGCGTAGAAAAATAAGTTCTTAAAATTCCCCAACCCTTTAGTGCCGTTCATCGCAGAGCGTAGCTTATCTACATCGGTGCCGCTTTGTGCCGCATCAGTCACGTACATGATGTAACCCGCATGTGCGCCATTCTGATAATACTTGCGCCGGAACAGCGTCGCGGATTCATTCAGCCATGCCGAGTTTAACGAGCTAAGATATTCCGGCAGGCCGTACATCTCCTGATTGATATCCGGCTCCAGCAGATGAAACACGCTACCCGGCTCAAAGCGGTGCGGCTCTTTGAATGACTGCACGAACCAGTAAACATCCTCTTCAACCCCGCGCCGGGTGTATTTGGCCGGGCTGGAGTCTAAGCGCAGGATGCCGCCTGTGCGATTCAGGCGCTTTTCCAGAAACGCATTACCAAACACCAGATAATCCAGTACAAAGCGGCTAAAATCCTGCTGGCTTAATAGCGGGTGCGGGATAAAGGTACTCACCAGAATGTTACGCTTCACGTAGATCGGTGAGCTGTGATGCACCGCTGCACGCAGGCTTTTAGCTAGCCCGCTGAAGTTGATCGGCGGCTCAATCCATCGGCCATTATGGATACACTCGGCATAGTCCAAAATGTCGCGGCGATCCAGAACGGCCGACGGCTCACCAAAAGTGAATGCCTCTATTGGTTGTGCCTGGCTAACGGGTGCCGCTTGTGATTTGCGATATTTACGCTTTTTCATGCGTCCATCCCCTTATTGTTGATGGCCTGTGACCAGTCGCATTCAAAAAACTGCCTGTATTCTGCCGGGGTGAATTCCCGCTTGATTGTCTCAATGTCGTGAAGGTTGCAGCCCTGAGCCGCTGCCTGTTCCAATGTCAGCGACTGACGCCAGACGCCATCAGCACCAAACGAGCTACCCGGCATAAAGAGGGCAGGCTGTGGATGCCTGCGCCGCGAAAAATCGCCGCGCCATACCTGGAACGCAGAATAGTTATCGGATACTGAACCGTACAGCGTCCGGCGGTGTTGTTTATACATCGACATAGATTTGGCGATTAACAATGCCGCTCGCGGGTTTTTGAACCACGGAAATTCATCAACATAAACATTACCTGAATAGACCGCGCAGTGGCTTTTTTCCCCTAAAAATGAAATCTGCGCATCTTTCAACAACACATGCCCGGCGCAGTTCGTTGACAGATTGACACCGACCTGCCACGCCACCGCTTGCATGTAAGTGCGTGCCACCTGTGCGCTTGCCTGTGTTGGAGCATAAAAAATCTGGTTGCGCCCGGTAGTCAGCGCGTCAAGCAGCGCTTCGCGTGCAAAAAATGCCGTTGCGCCAATCTGGCGCGCTTTGGTGATCGTGCGGTCAACGTTCAACCTGCCGACACGCTGCCAGACGGCTTGGTGCGGAAAGGTGAAACGCTCGATTGCCGTGTGGAGGTCGTCTATCTGGCTGGGGGTAAATGTGGTCATTTTCATTCGTTAAAGTCCAAAATGCTGACAGGGACATGACCGTTGATCGCGGTCAGGGGTTCGTTTAACAGCGCGTGCATGGTTGCCCATGCCACATCGGCGTGGCTGATTTCCTCGCTGCGGCTGGCTTCATAAGTGGTACGGTTGCCACTGGCCGTCATGGTTTTGCGTATGGCCATAAACGATTGGGTGATGTCGGTGTGGCTGGTGTCGTACTCCAGCCGCCCGCTAGTGATGGTGTCTTTTGCCTTGAGTACCATCGCGGTTTTGATTTCCGGGGAATATTTGATTTCGCGTGCCGCCGGGAAGAATCCCCGTACCAGTTGGTACACGCCCTGACCAATCCCCGTTGCATCAATGCCGATGTATTCGACGATGTATTTTTCCGTCAGCAGCTTGATAGCGTCGGCCTGTGCGGCAAAGTCCATGCCTTTCCACTGGAAGCGCTCCAGAATGCGGAATTTACCGCCCGGTGCCTGTGGCGGTGCCAGTACCACACAGCCTGCGCTGTCGCCTGTGTGCGACGGGTCGTAACCAATCCAGACAGGTTTATAGGCAAACGGGCGCAGCGCGTAAGGGTTAAAGTCCTCCCACTCTTCCAGCGCATCGACCATGCAGCGCTGTAATTCCTCAAACGGGAACACCGACGCCTTATCATCGACAAACTCGCACATCAGCAGGTTTTGATACTCTGCCGGGCTGTATTCCAGCGTGAGCTGGTCAAGGTCGAACAGGTTGCAGCCCCCGGCCAGCGCATCTTCTACCGTCACAATCTGCCGCCACTGGCCGTCGCCGCACAACACGCCGTCGGAAAGGTTGGCATGGCTTAAATCCAGATGAAGGTGATCGGCTTTGTTGCTGCGTCCCTTGTTGAATAGCTCGCCCGACCAGAACGGATAGGCGCTGTGTGCCAGACTCGACGGCGTGGAGAAATACGTGCTGCGCCATTTCTTATGCAACGACATGCCGCTGGCGACCTTGCGCAGTTCCTGAAACTTGGGTATCCAGAAATATTCATCCAGATACAGATTTCCCGTGTAGCTCTGCGCGGTGCGAATGTTGGTGCCGAGGAAGAACAGGCGCGCCCCGTTGGGCAGCACCATCGGATCGCCTTTCAGGTCAACATCGACCAGCCGGGCAAAGTCGATAATGTAGTTTTTAAAGACGTGCGCCTGCGCCTTACTCGCTGACAGGAAAATCTGATTACGCCCGGTGATGAGCGCATCAATCAGCGCTTCTCGCGCAAAATAGAACGTCGCCCCAATCTGACGCGATTTCAGGATATTGCGGATACGGTGCTGTAGCCCGGCCTGATGCCAGCCGCGCTGGTATTCGAAAATCTCACTCAGGAAAATGTCGTTCAGCTTCTCAATGGCTGCATCACTGAACGCGTTCTTTTCCGGTGCCTTACGTTCCCCCTTGTTGCGGTTGCGCACGTTGGGATTGAGATCGGCCTCGTTACCCGTCTGGCTGTAGCGGTTTACCCGCGCCAGCCGCTCAATCTGACGGCCTAACAGGTCGATTTCTTTGTAGTCATGCCCCTCCTTTTTCGTCTTCATGATGAGCTGGATCAACCGTGCTTCCAGACTGGCTTCCACACGCGATACCGGGGCGATAGCGTCCCAGCCGTCGCGCTGCTTCCAGCTCTGAACGGTCGGCGTTTTCTGGTTCAGCATTTCCCCAATCTGACGTACCGAAAAGCCCTGCCAATAGAGCAAGGCGGCTTGTCGTCGTGGGTCGCTGATGAGGGTGGTATCGATGGCGGTATTCATGACAGCAAGGCTACGTCAGCGCCCCCCTTCACCGCCTTAACCCCTTGTTGTGCCAACGGTTAGCGAACCGTGATTGATGGCACGGCAGGGTGTCACGCCGGATACTCGCCCCGACTTCCCGCAAACAACGGATGAGAAAATGGCAAAGAAAGTTTCTAAGTGGTTCCGCGTTGGTGTCGAAGGTGACACTTGCGATGGCCGCATCATTGATGCAAATGATATTCAACATATGGCGGAGACGTTTGATCCGCGTGTCTATGGTTGCCGCATCAACCTTGAACACCTGAAAGGCTTGCTGCCCGATAGCCCGTTTCGTCGCTACGGCGATGTGGTCGAGCTGAAAGCGGAAAAGATTGATGATGATTCGGCACTCAAAGGAAAACTGGCGCTGTTTGCCAAAATCACCCCGACTGACGAGCTGATCGCCCTGAATAAGGCCTCGCAAAAGGTCTATACCTCCATGGAAATCCAGCCCAATTTTGCCAACACAGGCAAAGCCTATCTGGTCGGTCTGGCCGTCACTGACGATCCAGCCAGTCTAGGCACGGAAATGTTGGAATTCAGTGCAAAGGCAAAACAAAATCCGCTTGCTACCCGTAAATCCTCCCCGGAAAACCTCTTTTCTGTCGCTACCGAGGTGACGCTGGAGTTTGACGATCTGCCGGACGCAGAACTGACGTTGTTAACTCGCGTGAAAGCCCTGTTTGGCCGCAAGCAGTCCAGCGACGACGCCCGTTTTAATGATGTGCATGAGGCCGTGGCCGAAGTGGCCGGGCAGGTGCAGACCAACGCCGACAGCGTGGAGCAACGCTTTACCCAGCTTGAGCAACGCCAACAGCAGGATATTGCCACGCTGACGCAGAAGCTGAGTGCCAATGAACAGCAGTTCGCCGATCTCAAAGCCACGCTGGACGGCACAGAAAGCCTGTCACAGAAACGTCGCCCCCCGGCTACAGGTGGCGACGGTGAAACCTCACTGCTGACCAACTGCTAACCGGGGCGCTGCCCCTCGAATCCCTTTTTCAGAAAGAACAGGAAAAACAATGCGTAAAGAAACCCGTTTTAAATTTAATGCCTACCTGACGCAGCTTGCCAGCATCAACGGCGTTGAGGTGGAAACGCTGAGCAAAAAATTCAGCGTTGAGCCGTCCGTCACGCAGTCACTGATGGAAGTGGTGCAAGAGTCGTCCGACTTCCTGACCCGCATCAATATCGTGCCTGTTGCCGAGTTGACCGGGGAAAAAATCGGCCTCGGCGTGTCCGGGTCAGTTGCCAGCACAACGGACACCTCAAACGGTGACGAGCGCGAAACCGCTGATTTACTGAGTCTGGAAGCGCGCCAGTACAAATGCGAACAGATGAACTTTGATTTCCATATCCGCTACAACACCCTCGACCTGTGGGCGCGTTTTCAGGATTTCCAGTTACGTTTACGTAACGCCATCGCCAAACGTCAGTCGCTGGATTACATCATGGCCGGATGGCACGGTGTGAAACGTGCGGCGACCTCTGACCGCGCTAAAAATCCGTTATTGCAGGACGTGGCCGTGGGCTGGTTGCAGAAATACCGCAACGAATCCCCCCAGCGAGTCATGGATAAGGAAACGGAAGAAGATGGCACGGTGATTTTTGAAAAAATCCGCGTTGGCCTGGGTGAAGCGGCTGCATATGTCACGCTCGATGCGCTGGTAATGGATGCAACCAACAGCATGATCGCCGAATGGCACCAGGAAGACCCTGACTTGGTGGTGATTTGTGGCCGTCAGTTGCTGGCTGATAAGTATTTCCCGCTGGTCAACCAACAGCAGCCTAATAGCGAAACGCTGGCCGCTGACGTGATCATCAGCCAGAAGCGTATCGGCAATTTACCCGCCGTGCGCGTGCCCTATTTCCCGGCTAACGCGTTGTTGATCACCCGTCTGGATAACCTGTCGATTTACTACATGGACGACAGCCACCGTCGCCACCTCGAAGAGAACGCCAAGCGTGACCGTATTGAAAACTACGAATCCATTAAACAGGATTACGTGGTGGAAGATTACGACTGTGGCTGTCTGATTGAAAATATTGTGCTAGGTGATTTCCGCACCGAGGAAGAGAAAACCAAAGACGCGAAAGCCAAAGCGGGAGACTAAGTCATGCTAAGCCCTGCCCAGCGTCACATGATGCGGGTATCAGCGGCGATGGCGTCGCGGCGGGAGAATGATCCGCTGCGACAGGCCACCGGATACGAGCAAATGTTGTTCCGGCTTGCGGCTGACAAACGCACGCTAAAACAGGTGCGCTCAGTAGAGCGTAAAGCTGAGATGAAAAGCGGTCTGTTGCCCACGTATGCCCCGTGGGTGGCGGGCGTACTCGCCAACGGTCGCGGCGCACAGGACGCGGTATTGATGACGGTCATGGTGTGGAAGCTCGATGCCGGAGACGTCCCCGGCGCGCTGGAGATTGCCCGTTATGCACTCCAGCACAAACTGGTGATGCCGGAGGGTTACACCCGCCCGACGCCGTACCTGTTAGCCGAGGAAGTCGCCGACGCCGCAACCCGCGCCCATACCGCCGGGCAGTCGCTCAACATTGACCTGCTGATCGACACGTTGACGCTGACCGATGCGGAAGACATGCCCGATCAGGTGCGCGCCAAGCTGCACAAAATCATCGGCCTGATATTGCGCAGCGGTAAGCCGGAGCAAGCCCTGTTTCACCTGAAACGCGCCTTTCAGCTTGATAGCCGAAGCGGTGTGAAAAAAGACATAGAGCGGCTGGAAACCGCGCTGCGCAAAGCAGCGGCCAGCCGTTAACCCAACGCGCCCCGCGCCGGGCGGCACACAGGCCGGAACAGTTCACTGTTTTCTGTGCCTGTGTCCACCGCCCACCTATTCAGAGGTTGTCATGACGACAATGATTTTCCCCGCGAAAGCGGAGCCACGCCCGGATGCGGTGGTTATCCCTGTGCCCGAGAAACAGGATGCAGTTATCGAGAACACCTTCTTCTGGCCGGATGTGGAGCCGGGAACGCTGCGTACGCTGATGCGTCTTGAGAACACTGTTACGCCGGAGCGCCTGCGCCATGCGGCATTAACCGCGATTTCCGAAGTCAATGCCGAACTGTTCGAGTACCGCAAGGCGCAGGTGGCGGCAGGGTTTACCACGCTTGCCGCCGTTCCGGCTGAGCGGCTCGACGGCCAGAGCGAAAAACATCATCACTATCTGCGTGCGGTCAGCGCCATTACCACAGCGACGTTGTACGAGCGCTACCGGGGCTATGACGCCAGCGCCAAAGGCGACCGCAAGGCCGATGCGCTCGACGGCACGATTGATGAACTGTGGCGCGATGCGCGCTGGTCAATCAGTCAGTTGCAGGATAAGCCCCGCTGCATCATCGGGCATATCTGATGAACGTTATCGCACAGCAGGGCGACACGTTAGATGCCCTCTGTTATCGCCATTACGGACGCACGCGGGGTGCCGTTGAGGCGGTATTAGCCGCTAATCCGGGGCTGGCCGAATTCGGGGCGATCTTGCCTCACGGCACCGCAGTGACACTGCCGGATATTGCCAGCGCCCCTGTCCGTGAATCCGTTCAGTTATGGGAGTGAACCGTGAACGAACCCGATAAAAGTATTTTGTCTTTATTCCTGATCGGCGCGCTGATTGTCGTCGGAAAAGTGCTGGCAGGCGGGGAGCCTGTCACGCTGCGCCTGTTTATTGGTCGCGTGCTGCTGGGCGGCTTTGTGTCGATGGTAGCGGGTGTGGCGTTGGTACAGTTTCCCAACCTGTCACCCGTTGCCATCAATGGCATCGGTGCCGCGTTGGGAATCGCGGGCTATCAGGCGATTGAGTTGCTGATTAAAAGTCAGTTGGACAAGAGGAAGAAAACCGATGGCGAACAGTAAAAATCTGACAGCCTTTCTGGACATGCTGGCCTTTTCCGAAGGAACGGCTAAACATCCTTTAACGCGTAATAACGGCTATGACGTGATTGTTACCGGACTGGACGGCAGGCCGGAAATTTTCACCGACTACCGCGATCACCCGTTCGCAGCGGGTCGTCCGGCAAAGGTGTTTAACCGCCGGGGCGAGAAGTCCACCGCATCCGGGCGTTACCAGCAGCTTTATCTGTTCTGGCCACATTATCAGAAACAGATGGCGCTGCCGGATTTTAGCCCCGCGTCGCAGGACAGACTCGCCGTGCAGCTAATCAGCGAGCGCCGGGCGCTGGATGATATCGAGCGTGGTGACATTGAACGGGCGATTTCCAAGTGCCGGAATATCTGGGCGTCGTTGCCGGGTGCAGGTTACGGCCAGCGTGAACACAACATTGATAAGCTGCTTCAGGTGTACCAGCAGGCCGGGGGAATACTGGCATGAGTAAGCTGACGCAGTTTCTCGCCATCGTAGTCGCCTGCCTGTTGGGCGTGCTCGTTGTGGTTAAGTGGCAACTGTCCCGCGCTAACAGCACGTTAGGCAAGCAGGCTATTACCCTGAGCCAGCAGAAAGACACGCTGCTGGCTCAGTCTGCCGCTATCGGAACGTTGCAAGACAGCGCCCTGCGCAATGAACAGGCACAGGCGGAGCTGCGCACGAAACTATCACAGGCCGGGCAACTGGCCGCTTCCCGCGATAAAACCATGACGAGGCTGATTAATGAAAATGCCGATCTGCGCCGCTGGTACGGCACTGCTTTGCCTGACGATATTAAGCGGCTGCACCGCCGCCCCGCCTTTGACAACCCCGACGCTTATTTACGTTGGCTGTCCGAGAGTAGCGAGCTGCCCGATACCGGGCAGCTCCCCGGAAACCAACGGTGATGTAAGCGCGGATAATCGCCAACTGGAAAGCGCACTGGTGAGCTGTGCGCTACAGGTCGAAACCATCAAACACTGTCAGGAACAACACGATGCTGAAACCCAACAGCCTGCGCCTCGCCTTAAGTGATGCGGTGCCGGTACTGAAAAATAACCCGGATATGCTGCGCGTCTTTATCGACAGCGGCGCGATAGCGTCAACGCTGGCACAGTCACTGTCGTTTGAGAACCAGTACATGCTGAATCTGGTCATCACGGATTTTACCGACGATATCGACTGGCTACTGGTGCCGATTCAGGCGTGGTTACGGGAAAATCAGCCCAATATCACCAGTGACCCTAAAGGGTTTACCTACCTTGCTGACATTAACAATGACGGAAGCTGTGATATCAGCATCAGCCTGAAACTCACTGAACGGGTGATCGTCAAAGCGGTAGATAAGGCATTGCACGTCACCCACGCGCCAGAGCCGCCGTTACCTGTTCCCGTCACTCGCCCAGATTCCATGTATATCAAAGGCGAATTAGTGAGTCAGTGGCATGAATGAGCTGAAACCGTTTGACGACAAGCTGGCCGCGCTGCTTGCCAGCCTGTCAGCATCTGGCCGTCGAAAGCTGGCCGGAACGGTGGCAAAAGCCCTGCGCGGTAGCCAGCAGCAGCACATCAAACAACAGCAGGCACCGGATGGCACGGCCTATGCCCCACGCAAAGCACAGACGATCAAAGGCAAGAAGGGACGTGTTAAGCGTCAGATGTTCCAGAAACTGCGCACCGCCAAATACCTGAAAGCCAAAGGCACTGCCGATGCGGCCAGCGTGGAATTTGTCGGGCGAGTGCAGCGCATGGCGCGGGTGCATCATTACGGCCTGCGTGATCGACCTAGCCGCAACGGTGACGATGTGCAATACGAGGCACGGCCGCTGCTGGGATTCAGTGAAACCGATATCAACCGTGTGGAAAATGAGGTGATTAAACACCTTTCGTTGTCTGACTGACCAGCAAACCGCATCACATTGCCGCCGTTCTCCCCCGGCGGCATGCTTTCCCCATGAAAACACAAGCCACCCTTACCGAACTTCAGCGCCTCTTGCGCAACCTGATCCGTGTCGGCGTCGTGACCCACGTCAACACCACGGATGCCCTGTGCCGGGTGCAAACTGGCGACATGACCACAGGCTGGTTGAACTGGTTAACCCGCCGTGCCGGGCGTTCCCGCGACTGGTGGGCACCGTCCATCGGTGAACAGGTGTTGATCTTGTCCATCGGCGGCGAACTGGACACCGCCTTTGTGCTCCCCGGCATCTATTCCAATGACAACCCCGCACCGTCAGCCTCTGCCGATGCGTATCACGTCAGCTTTCCAGACGGTGCGGTGATTGAGTACGAACCCGCTACCGGGGCGCTGACCGTCAGCGGGGTTAAAACCGCCACACTCACCGCGTCTGAATCCCTCACCGCGACGGTGCCGCTGGTCACGGTGAAAGCGTCAACCCGCATCACACTCGACACGCCAGAAGTGGTCTGTACCAACAAGCTGATTACGGGAACGCTGGAAGTGCAAAAAGGCGGGGAAATGCGCGGCAATATTCAGCATTCCGGCGGGTCGCTGTCATCAAACGGCAAAGTGTTACATACCCATCAACACCCCGGCGACAGCGGCGGCACAACGGGTGCGCCACTATGATCGCCCGTTACCTCGGCATGAGTCGTGACAGTGGCCAGACCCTCGGCGACCTTGAGCACATTCGCCAGAGCGTGCGCGACATTCTCATCACACCTGTCGGGTCGCGGGTGATGCGCCGGGATTACGGGTCGCTGCTGTCGGCGCTGATCGACCAGCCGCAAAACCCCGCCGTGAAATTGCAGGTCATGGCCGCGTGTTACATGGCGCTGCTGCGCTGGGAGCCACGTATCACGCTGACGGCCATCAACCTGACGAGCACATTCGACGGCAAGCTGGCTGTTGATATTACGGGCGTGCTGGCTGACAGCAACGCCGTTTCCCTTTCTGTTCCTGTGAGCTGACACGATGGCGATGATTGATTTAAGCCAGCTTCCCGCGCCTGCCGTGGTGGAAGAACTGGACTACGAGGCAATTTACACCGAGCGCAAGGCGATGCTGCTGTCGCTCTACCCAGAAGACCAGCGCGTCGCTGTTGCCCGTACGCTGACGTTGGAATCAGAGCCACTTGTCAAGCTGTTACAGGAAAACGCCTATCGTGAACTGCTGTGGCGGCAGCGCGTCAATGAAGCCGCCCGCGCCGTGATGGTAGCCTTTGCGCAGGGAGATGACCTCGATCAGCTCGGCGCGAATTTTAGCGTCACCCGTCTGGTTATCACCCCGGCTGACGATTCAACGTTACCGACAACACCTGCCCTGATGGAGTCCGACAGCGATTTACGCCTGCGCATTCAGCAGTCTTTCGAGGGTTTAAGCGTTGCCGGGTCGGTTGGTGCTTACCAGTACCACGGACGCAGCGCCGACGGGCGCGTGGCCGATGTGTCGGTTATCAGCCCCAGCCCGGCCAGCGTCACCGTGTCGGTGCTGTCACGCGAGGGTGACGGCAGCGCCAGCCCGGAGCTGGTCGCTATTGTTACCGCCGCGCTGAACGGCGAAGACGTGCGCCCGGTGGCTGACCGGGTAACGGTGCAATCCGCCGCGATTGTACCGTATGAGATTGCCGCCACGCTGTATCTGTATCGGAGTCCCGAAGCGGAGCCAGTGCGTGCCGCCGCCGAACAGAAGCTGAAAGCCTATATCAGTGCGCAGCACCGATTGGGGCGGGATATTCGTCGCTCGGCGATTTACGCTGCGCTGCACGTTGAAGGCGTGCAACGGGTCGAACTGACGACACCCGCCGCTGATATCGTGCTGACCGCCGCGCAGGCGTCCTACTGTTCCGGCTATCGGCTGAATGTGGGTGGTGCCGATGAGTGATAGCCGTCTGTTGCCTGTCGGATCGTCTGCGCTCGAAGTCGCCGCCGCCACCGCGTGTGCCGAGATTACCCGCGTACCGGTTCCGCTGCGCCAGTTGTGGAACCCGGATACCTGCCCGGCACACCTGCTGCCGTATCTGGCGTGGGCGTTTTCCGTTGACCGCTGGGATGAGGCGTGGCCGGAGAGTGTGAAACGGCAGGTGATCCGTGATGCATTCTTTATCCATCGTCATAAAGGCACTATCGGTGCATTGCGCCGCGTGGTGGAGCCGTTTGGTTATCTGATCCGTATCAGTGAATGGTTTCAGAACGGCGGAGAGCCAGGCACGTTCCGGCTAGACATCGGCGTGCAGGACAGCGGCATCACCGAAGAAACCTTTTACGAGCTGGAGCGGCTGATTGCTGACGCCAAACCCGCGTCCCGTCACCTGTTGGGGATGAATATTAACCTCGACACGCAGGGCGCGGCCTATGTTGCCGCCACACTTTACGGCGGCGATGACCTGACCATTTACCCCTATTTTCCTGAAACCATTACTGTGTCCGGTCTGGATGTGACCGGGGCAGCACTTCATTTAATCGACAACGTGAGCGTAACCGCATGAGTGCAACCTATTTTGCTCTGTTAACCAATATCGGCGCGGCCAAACTGGCTAACGCCACCACGCTGGGGAGTCGTCTGAACATCACCCGGATGGCCGTGGGTGACGGCGGCGGCGTCTTGCCAACCCCGAACCCGGCACAAACCACGCTGATTAACGAAAAGCGCCGGGCGGCACTCAACAACCTGAGCATTGACCCGAAAAACCCCAGCCAGATTATCGCCGAGCAGGTGATCCCCGAAAATGAGGGCGGTTGGTGGGTGCGGGAAGTTGGCCTGTTTGATGATGAAGGTAATCTGATTGCTGTCGCCAATTGCCCGGAGACGTACAAACCGCTATTACAGCAGGGAAGCGGCCGTATTCAGACTGTGCGCATGATTTTGATTGTCAGCAGTACCGATGCCGTGACGCTGAAAATTGATCCGGCGGTGGTACTGGCAACGCGGGGTTATGTTGATGATGTACTGGCTGAGCATGAAAAGAGTCGCAAACATCCTGACGGGACACTGACGGCAAAAGGATTCGTGCAACTGAGCAGCGCGACGAACAGTGAGAGTGAGCTACTGGCCGCAACCCCAAAAGCGGTGAAAGCGGCAAATGATAATGCCAATGGGCGTGTACCCGTGACGCGCAAAGTCAACGGCAAGGCGCTGACGGCTGACATTACACTAAGTGCCGGAGATGTCGGGGCATATACTAAACTGGAAACCGATACGGCTGTTTCTGTCGCCACAACTGCCGCGAACACTGCCGCTACGGCAGCAGCTAACGCCAACACCAACGCCAATGGCCGTGTGCCGTCCGGGCGTACCGTCAACGGTAAAGCGCTGTCGGCAGATATCGCGCTGGGTGCCGAGGATGTCGGGGCATACACGAAAGCCGAAACCGACACCCGCGTCGCCGCAGCAACCACCGCCGCGAATAATGCCGCTACAGCAGCGGCCAACGCCAACACGAACGCTAATGGCCGTGTGCCGTCCGGGCGTACCGTCAACGGTAAAGCGCTGTCGGCAGATATCGCGCTGGGTGCCGGAGATGTTGGCGCGCTGACAGATACACAAGCCTCGCAAAAATATGCACTACGTTCGATTAAGATTAATGGAAAGCCGTTATCGGCTGATGTCAATTTATTGGCGGGTGACATTGATACGTGGAATAAAACGGAGTCCGATGGACGTTATCTGATGAAATCGGCAACCGCTGCCGCCGCAACTAAACTGGCTACCCCTCGTAAAATTAACGGCGTGCCGTTCGATGGTTCAACAGATATCAACCTCAAGCCCCAAGACCTCGGTTTTGGGGAAGCTCTGTTGGCTGAGAATGGTCATCAAAAACTGCCGGGCGGGTTAATCATTCAATGGGGGCGTATTGCTATTGATAGTGCTGAGACTGCGTATCCAGTTTTGTATCCGATAGAATTTCCAACCGCCGCGTTTAATGTCCAATGTACATCTGGCTATGAGTCAGCACGTCAGAATGACGGTATTTTAGCGCAGGCATTGAACGTTACGCGGCGCGGCTTTGATGTGAATAGACAAGATGTTGGTATCGTTTTACATCCTAATAATCCTGTAATCATGTGGTTTGCTATCGGTTGTTGATTGTTTAATAACCGATATTTTTACACTACTCAACACGCTGAAATAATGTTGTTCGTGCTGCTTTTCCGTCTGATGAATTGATATAACCTAGACATCTCCATGAACCTGTAGCTGCGAGTGTTATTGAATAGCCAACATCAGCAGACGAAAATGCTAGCGACGGCTTATCTTGTGTTGACGTAATAACATCGCCTGGATTAACGGGGTTGATATTTGTATTCGTCGTAACACGTAAAAATGCGATAGAACCAATTCCATCTATCTCCCCAAAACCGAGGTTTTAGAATATTGATCGTTACAACCGATCAATAACGCCTAATCGATCTGTATAAACGTTTATAAAATCATCACCCACAATGTCATTATGTAATGGTTTTAAAAAATAATGATATATCAGGGAAAGCGAAGCCCACTGTTAGCGAGACAGTGGGCTTTTTTCATGCCTGTTTTCTGCCTCGCTGTTGTGCCAGTCGTCACCGTACCCGCATCACTCGCCCACACTCGACTCACGCCAGACAATAACCGCTCCTGACACTGCAATCGTGCTATTAGCCGGAGCCTCATTCATGAGTGATTACCACCACGGCGTGCAGGTCGTCGAAGTCAACGACGGCACGCGCGTCATTTCTACTGTATCAACGGCCATTATCGGCATAGTGTGTACCGCCGCCGATGCCGACGCGGCAACCTTTCCCCTCAATACCCCGGTACTGATTACTAATGTGCTGTCTGCCGTCGGCAAGGCCGGGAAAAAAGGCACGCTGGCCGCTGCGTTGTTGGCCATCGCTGACCAGTCCAAACCCGTTACCGTTGTGGTGCGCGTGGCTGAGGGTAAAGACGAGGCCGAAACCATCAGTAATGTGATCGGCGGCAGTGACGAAAACGGCAAATACACCGGGATGAAAGCCCTGTTAGATGCGCAGGCCGTCACTGGCGTAAAACCCCGCATCCTTGGCGCGCCGGGGCTGGATTCGTTACCCGTTGCCACCGCGTTAGCGTCCATCTGCCAGTCGTTGCGCGCATTCGGTTACGTCAGTGCGTGGGGCTGTAAAACCCTGTCGGACGCCATCAACTACCGCGATAATTTCAGCCAGCGTGAATTGATGGTGATCTGGCCGGATTTTATCGCATGGGACACCACGTCCAATGCCAGCGCCACGGCGTATGCCACCGCTCGCGCTCTGGGACTGCGTGCCAAAATCGACCAGGATACAGGCTGGCATAAAACCCTGTCTAACGTCGGCGTGAACGGCGTGACGGGCATCAGCGCGTCGGTATTTTGGGATTTGCAGGCACCCGGCACCGATGCGGATTTACTGAATGAAGCGGGTGTCACCACGCTGGTTCGTAAAGACGGCTTCCGCTTCTGGGGTAACCGCACCTGTTCTGACGATCCGCTGTTCCTGTTTGAGAACTACACCCGCACCGCGCAGGTGCTGGCCGATACGATGGCCGAAGCGCACATGTGGGCAGTCGATAAGCCCGTTACCGCGACGCTAATCAAAGACATTATCGAAGGTATCAAGGCCAAATTCCGTGAGCTGAAATCTAACGGCTACATCATTGATGCCGATTGCTGGTATGACGACACCGCCAACGATAAGGAAACGCTCAAGGCCGGGAAACTGTATATCGATTATGACTATACCCCCGTTCCCCCATTGGAAAATCTCACCCTGCGCCAGCGCATCACTGATAAATATCTGGTGAATTTGGCCGCGTCGGTTAACAGCTAAGGAGCTAACGCACTATGGCACTGCCTCGTAACCTGAAATTTATGAATCTGTTCAATGACGGCATGAGCTACATGGGTGTCGCCACCGCCGTTACATTGCCTAAGTTGACGCGCAAGCTGGAGAACTATCGCGGCGGTGGCATGAACGGCACCGCGCCGATTGATTTTGGGCTGGATGATGACGCACTGGCGATGGAATGGACGCTCGGCGGTTTTGCTGACGAAACCCTGTGGCGCCAGTACGCTGCACCGGGCGCAGATAAAGTGCTGCTGCGCTTTACCGGGTCATACCAGCGTGACGACACAGGGGAAATTTCGGCGGTTGAAGTAGTGATGCGTGGCCGTCATAAAGAAATCGACGGCGGCGAGAGTAAACAGGGGGAAGCTACTGAAACCAAGGTTTCGACCCAATGCACCTATTACAAGCTGACCATTGACGGCAAAGAGATGATCGAGATTGACACCATCAACATGATTGAGCGTGTTGTCGGCGTTGACACGATGGAGCAACACCGTCGGGCAATCGGTCTGGCGTAACCCTATCGGCCAGCACGGTGCTGGCTGTCTTCTTTCTATTTTCTATCTGAACACAGAGGCAACATCATGAACGAACACGACAACGTGGTAACACTGGAAACCCCAATCAAACGCGGAGATACCCTGGTCGAAACGGTCACCCTGATTAAACCGACTGCCGGGACACTGCGCGGTGTCAGCCTTGCAGCCCTTGCAGGGTCTGACGTAGACGCGATGATTAAAGTGTTGCCGCGTATGACCCTCCCGGCATTGACCGAGGCCGAAATCACCCGCATGGAATTGCCGGATATGATAACCATCGCGGGCAAGGTGATCGGTTTTTTGACGCCGAAATCGCAACAGGGAACCTCCCACGAAGCCTGACGGTTGATGAGCTGATGGCGGATATCGCGGTGATTTTTCACTGGCCACCCTCCGAAATGTACCCCATGACATTAACCGAGTTAATCCTGTGGCGCGATAAAGCGCTCAAACGCAGCGAACATGCCCATGAGTAACAGTCTACAACTCAGTGTATTGCTGCGCGCCGTTGATCAAGCAACCCGTCCCTTTCGGGCGGTGCAGGATGCGGCACGCACACTGTCCGGTGAAATTCAGGGTTCACAGGAGCAGTTGAAAAACCTGAACGCACAGGCCGGGCGTATTGAGGGGTTCAGAAAAACCAGCGCGCAACTGGCGAGTACAGGCCGGGCGCTGGAACAGGCAAAAGCCGACGCCGCCGCGTTGGCAGTAGCGTTCCGCAATACCGCCAACCCGACCCGCGCCCAAACTAAAGCACTGGAAGAGGCTCGCAAAAAAGCGGCAGAGTTGCAGGCGCAACAAAACCGCTTGCGGTTGTCTGTTCAGAACCAGCGTAGCGCTTTGCGTGAAGCGGGTATTGATACGCGTAATCTGGCGGGGGCAGAGCGTCAACTCAGAACGGATATTGCGGCTGCTACCGACACCCTGAACCGCCAACGGGCAGCGCTGGCGCGAGTAAGTCAGCAGCAAGAGCGGCTAAACCGGGTTAATCAGCGTTATGAGCGGGGGAAGGCAATTACCGCCGGAGTGCGTAATACCAGTGCCGCTGCGGTTGGTCTGGGTTCAGCCGCGCTGTATGCCGGAAGCCAACTGATTGCACCGTCTGTGCAGGCTGACGGACACGGCGCGCGCATTGCCGCGCAGACGGGTGGGAATGCGACAGACGGACAGCAGTATACCCGCGTTATCAAAGAGGTTAACGCGTCAGGTGTCAGCAACGATATCAATCAGATAGCCGATGCCGTAGCCGCTGCACGCAGCACGCTCGGTGCGTTGGGGGACGTGGGAGAAACCGAGCTGGCGCGGATATCGCGTAAAGCGATTGACGTACAAACGGCGCTTGGCAGTGATGCGGCGGAGAGCATCCAGATCGCCGCCATCATGATGAAAAATGGCCTCGCTAAGAACAGCGACGAGGCGTTTGACTTGATGGTATCCGGGATGCAGCGCGTGTCGGCGCAGATGCGTGGCGAACTGCCGGAGATCCTGCACGAGTACTCAACCCACTTCCGCAACATGGGGTTCAGCGGTTCAGAAGCCATGACACTGTTAGTGGATATGGCGCAGCAAGGCAAGTTTGCACTCGACAAGACTGGCGATGCGGTGAAAGAGTTCAGTATTCGCGGGTCGGATATGTCAAAGGCGAGTATTGAAGCCTATGACGCCGCCGGACTCAATGCTGCCAAAATGTCTACCGCGATTGCTAGCGGCGGCGATAAGGCACGGGTCGCGATGCAGAAAACCGCCAACGGGCTGCTGAAAATCAAAGATCCGGCAGAACGGGCAAATGCCGCTATCGCCCTGTTTGGTACGCCGATTGAAGACCTGTCGATTGACCAGATACCGAAATTTTTGTCAGCACTGGCCGGAACCGAGAATAAGCTGGGCGACGTGTCCGGGGCGGCTGACCGTATGGGCGATACCCTGCGCGATAATTTACAGGGGGATATCGGGCGGCTTCAGGGCGCGATGGCCAGCCTGCGTTTTAAATTGTTCAATGACGACGACGGCATACTGCGAAAACTCACGCAGGCGGCGACAGCATGGCTGAACCGCGTCAATGAATGGGTAACGGCAAACCCTGAACTAGCGCGGCAGATAGTCATGGTAGCTGGGGCAGCAGCGGCGTTGATTACGGTGCTGGGGGGGATCGGGCTGGTTGTGTGGCCGGTTATGTCGGGGATTAATGCCCTCGTCGCCGGGGCGGGTTTGCTGCGCGTCGGGCTGGGGTCGGTATCTAATCCGCTGACTGTTATCCGGGGAGCAATGTCAGGGTTTGGTCGAGTGCTGATGTGGCTGTTTACGTCACCGCTCGCATTATTGCGTACTGGAATTATGTTCATTGGAAGTGCGTTGGGTGTATTGCTGTCTCCAGTTGGTCTGGTCGTCGCGGCGATTGTTGGCGGGGCGCTTCTCATTTGGAAATACTGGGAGCCTATCAAGGCATTCATCGGTGGTGTGGTCGAGGGATTCGTTGCGGCCAGTGCGCCTATTATCGCCGCGTTTGAGCCGCTACAGCCTGTCTTTACGTGGATAGGCGATAAAGTGAAAGCCTTGTTTGGCTGGTTCGGTGATTTGCTGACCCCCGTAAAATCCACTGCCGCCGAGCTGGACGGTGCGGCGAATATGGGGAAACGGTTTGGCGACATGGTGGCTAAGGGGATTGATATCGCGATGGTGCCGCTGAAATCATTGATATCCGGCGTAACGTGGCTGCTGGAAAAGTTAGGGCTAGTTGACGAGAAATCGAGGAAGCTCCCCACCGCTGACAGCATCCTGCCGCCGGAAGAAGCCGCCGCGCTCAAGGTTGGGGTGAGTCACGCCCCGACACCGCAGGGCAACGATGCAAAGGCGATTGCTGACAGGTACAGCGGCGCATATGACAATGGGGGGCGCGTCCCGTTGGGGGAGTTTGCTGTCGTCGGTGAGCATGGCCCGGAAATCGTTGAAGGTCCGGTCAATGTCACCAGCCGCCGGAACACCGCCGCGATGGCATCTGCTGCTATGAACATGTCGGCCTATCGCCCGGTAGCACCGACGGTTCAGGCCAGCCTGGCCTCGTCCCCGGTCAGCATTCACGCGCCGATCAGTATTGTTGCCCAGCCCGGCCAGAGTGCACAGGACATTGCGCAGGAAGTGACGCGCCAGCTTGAACAGCGGGAACGGGCGGCGCGGTCACGCGCATTCAGTCAATACAGTTATCAGGGAGGCTAATCCGATGATGCTCACATTAGGGCTGTTTGTGTTCCAACTCCAGACCCTGCCGTACCAGAACATGCAGCGCAACGTTGATTACCGCTGGCCGTCAAACAGCCGCGTCGGCCAGCGTCCGGCGTTGCAGTTCTTAGGCATTGAAGAGGAAAAAATCACGCTGTCAGGGGAGCTGCTGCCGGAAATCACAGGCGGAACGCTGTCATTATTGATGTTGGAAACCATGGCCGATCAGGGGCGGGCATGGCCGCTGATTGAGGGAAGCGGCACCATTTACGGCGTATTCGTGGTGAACAGCATCAGCCAGACGAAAACTGATTTTTTCCCCGATGGCCGGGCGCGGCGGATTGAGTTTACCATCACGCTGACCCGCGTTGACTCGTCACTGTCTGCGATGCTGGGCGATTTACGCCAGCAGGCGGAGGGCTTGATCGGCAGCGCCGGGGAAATAGCAAACAAGGCGCAATCCGCCATCGGGGGATTATTCGCATGATTAACCCGCTGAATGTTCGCGCTGGCAGTAAAATCGCTCCCGCATACCTGCTGCGCCTCAATGAGCAGGACATCACAACCGTTATCAGCCCGCGCCTGCTATCACTGAGCCTGACAGATAACCGGGGCTTTGAGGCCGACCAGCTCGACATCGAGCTGGACGACAGCGACGGGCTGTTGCAGTTACCCCGCCGGGGCGCGGTGCTGTCGGTATTTTTGGGCTGGGAAGGTGAAGCGCTGATCGGCAAAGGGGATTTTACGGTGGATGAAATAGAACACCGTGGCACGCCGGATACGCTGACCATCCGGGCGCGGAGTGCCGATTTTCGCGGGTCGCTGAACTCGCGGCGTGAACTGTCGTATCACGACACCACGCTGGGGGCGATTGTTGAACAGGTGGCGAAGCGTAACAACCTTGCGCCGATGCTGGCCGACGGATTCGCGGGGATAAAAATTCCGCACATCGACCAGACTCAGGAAACCGACGCGGTATTTATTACGCGCTTGGCTGAGCGCAACGGGGCGATTGTGGCGATCAAAGCCGGGCGTTTGCTGTTTATCCGCCCCGGAACGGGGAAGACGGCCAGTGGAAAACCTATCCCGCAGCAAATTATCGAACGCAGCGACGGCGATCAGCACAGTTTTAGCCTCGCAGACCGGGGCGCGTACACAGGCGTCACGGCAAGCTGGTTGCATACCAAAGAGCCGCAGCCCGAAAAGCCAAAAACGGTAAAGGTAAAGCGTCAGAAAAAAGTGCTGTTGCATCAGGGAGCACAACCACAGGAGCCACACCCTAAAGCGAAAAAGGCAAAGAAAGCGCCGGAAGCCCGCGAGGGTGATTATCTGGTCGGCACCGATGAAAACGTGCTGGCACTAACTACGGTTTTTGCGACCAAAGAACAGGCCATTCGTAAGGCAACGGCAGAATGGGACAAGTTACAGCGCGGTGTCGCGGAGTTCTCTATCACACTAGCGATGGGGCGTGCTGACCTGTTCCCAGAAACGCCCGTTCAGGTCAGTGGCTTTAAACAGGTGATCGACGAACAGCCGTGGACTATCTCAAAAGTGACGCACAATTTGAGTAATTCAGGATACGTTACCGCGCTGGAATTAGAGGTGCTGCTGTCTGATGTTGAGTATGAAAGCGACGAGGAATCTTAA